TGGAGTAAGTGTCATTCACGGGGGGTCTGGTGCGGTTTATGACATAGCTGGAACGCAAACGCACAACGACACCGGCAACATCTTTTTCACCGAGGATAACAAAATCGGGTTTGGCTATGAGGCAAGTGGTTCTGCCGATAAACAAAGTTTTATCGCAATCGAGCCAATCCCGTATGCTGACAAATCTCATAGCGGCGTGAACTGGGCCGTTGAAAAATACAACTCGCCAGTCTCTGGAACATTTTACGGTTTGGGGGTAAACCCGAATGCTTACACCACTACCAATGCAGTAATCAATTCTGCGGTTGCGACCAAAAATGGATTAGCTATTGGCTACCCCGACCGACTTTCAATTGTTAAACGAAACGCAGCACATGACGCTGATGGTGCAGTAGCTTTCGTGACCAGCGACTACAATTCGGGTTATCAGCTAGGTGACATTCGTTTGGCGGCGTTGGCGAATGGGGGAACTAGCGACCGTTCTGTAAAAGGTAACAGTTTAACCACGACGGG